CTTTGTGATATATTTCTTCTCTTTGCCTTCATATACCTCAACATCGTACACCCGAATCAAACCATCAAGTTCTTCATGGTCATTGTCGGTCCAGATAGGAACGCACTGTTCGGAAGGAATCATCATGGTCTTAAACTCGCCTTTGCTATTCACGTAGACATGAAGCCATGCAACTCCTTTGTTGCTACATTCGGTACCAAGACGAGCAATTCTTTTCTGAAATCTCTTACCTAGTAGATTCTTAACATTCTCAAGATAAACCTTATCATCACACGACATAGTATATGGTTTGGTAAGCAAATAATTAACCTTATCCTCAACTAGATTATGCATAAAACCATGTGCAAGCTTATTGTTTGTTTTAGTTTCATCCTCAATCTTTTGTTCATTCTCATAGCGATACATCTTACGCTCAAGGATATCATTCTCAACTTTGTAATACTTCTCACCTGCAAGCATTATTCTTCGTTGCTTTGATGTCAGGAATTCATTTATTTCGATAAGCAGCCATTCTTCTGTGGTTAGTTTGTTTACACTATTATTAAACTCCATTTACCTCACCTACCTTTATTTTAACACTGTTACACCCTTTGTCTTTTTCATATCATCCTCAAGAGCGTACCTCGTAGCATCTATTGTATGATTATCTTTATCTTCAAGCTTTGCTCTAGGATCTCCGTCTTTGTCAGTTTGGTAGTCGATGCTCTCGAACTCACGGGCTACGTTTGGTGTTCGCTTTGGGTCAATAATAATTTCCTCTAAATCATCCAACCATGTTTCACCATACTCAATACTTCCTGGACCTTTTTTAGCTCCTTTAAAATTGCATCCATAATCAACTTTCATTTCACTAATCGACTTTGGTTCAGCACTGTCTGCTGTTGTTAGTGTCCTATCATAACCTTTCTTATCTAGGTATTCAGCTAGCTCACGATTAAATTTCTTTACTCCATAAAACTCATCCAAGAACATAATTCTTCGACGTGTCTTATCGTAGTTGAGGCGGACAAATGCAAGCGGATCCGTTGCATAGCCCCAGTCATTGCCTTGCCTAATATTAGCAGCTGACTTCATCTCTTCATCTGTTATTGTACGGAATACCAAATTACTGAATGGAACTACACCCGAGCCAATAGGCTCTCCAAGGAATATCCACCGGTACTTGAAATTATCTTTCTTTTCAAGTTCTTCCGCTTCCTCAATGCTTTGCTTTGAAATATGAGGATTGTCCTTGTAGGTGCTATGATGTACATACGTATTGGCCTGTATATCATGTGAATTGTATTTCTTATTTACCCACGATTGCTTTCTCTTTGGTGGATTGTAGCTATAAAAAAAAGAGTAGTGCAATCCTTCTGGAAGCTCTGCTCTTAAAACTGATTGTTCAATTGTAATGACTTCATCTTCTGTCTTAAATTCCCCTAACTCCTCAATCCAAAGAATTGTTACAGGGAACTTAGCAACCTTTAATGACTTTATCTTCTGAGGATCATCTGCACCTCGAAATAATATCTTATTTCCCCTTGGCTTGTATGTTATCTGCAGAGGAGATACACTGAATTTGAAATACTGCGATACACCTAGAATGTCAGCTGCTTCTTTCAACTGCTCATATACTGATTCAGAAAGAGTGTTTCCAACCTTTCTGACTACTAACGCAGACACAGGATACTTCATAATATCCATGATGACTCTAAAGCCTATGTGTGTACTCTTTGCAGATGCACGACCGCCTTTTAAAACATACTTAAGATATTTATGCTCTTTTGAAACTCTCCAAAACTCCTTAAAGCAATCATTAATAATATCCGATATTCTTATTTCTCTCATTACACATCATCCACTATCTTCACACCGACATCACCAGATAGCTCTACTTGTTCCTTGAACAAATTATATCTTTTACCAAGCAGTTCAGCAGCCTTTGTTCTATCCTGGAGTGAAGGATCTAAATCAAATTGGTCTCTTTCATCACCGCGCATTACCCTTGTGAGATATTGGAGTACTTCATCGGCCTTAGCAATACGCTTAGACTCAATTTCTGCAATTCGTTCTTCTATATATGATTTTATCTCAGGTTTCCTCAGGTTTTCACTGCCGATAGAATAACAAGCTTTTTTACTATATCCAGCCTTAACTGCTGATTCTGTAGCGTTCCCACATTCAATATAGTAATCAGCAAATGCCTTCTGCTTTGGTGTAAGCTTATCCATCTGGATCACCTGCCTTCAACACAGAGATAAGAATATTTAGAAGTTCCACTTTAGAATAAGTTTCTCCTATAATATTATTTGGTACAAGAACGTTACCAGCCTTATCCTTTTTATCATATAGTTGCCCATAATGAACAATATATTTATTTACTGGACCATTGACTCCATAGAATTGACTTTGATTAATTAGTGGCATCATGCCTTTTGCTTTTAATGCTCTGGATACCTTGTTTACTGTTTTTGAAATGCTTGGCATAATACCACCTCCTATTCGTGTTTGAATTTTGGGTATAAGAAAAGCACCCTGCCAGGTGCCTTTATTGTGTTATTTTATTTTTGTTGTTTCTCTTATTCCTTGTATCATTTCCTGTATATTTTCTTTGCTTTCTTTTTCCCAACTAGGATTTACAAATTGGTTTTTCTCGATTTCGAATTCAACTTTTGAACATGCGCTTAGACGTCCCTCGTAGCATTCGTACCATACTAACTCATTTAGCTTAATTCCGTGCATTTTAGCAATGTCTATAGCAATGTCTTCTGCCTTATTAGTAATACTTGTTCCTTGGTTATCATCATTTTGTGTAGCTACCACAATATTTCCATAAACCTTAATATCACAACAACTATCACAGCCATGAAATCCCTTATAGTTATATAGCATGCTTAAACTCCTTAATTAGTAAATTCTTTGCTTTTATTTATATTGTTCCTAACAAACTCATTCCACTTGTTAAATAATCATTTAATGGTGACTTTTCTAAAATGTAATCTATCTCTCTCTCTTTTCCATGCCATCCTACAAAATTATTCATGTATTCTAGCTCGGAATCAAGCAATTCTCTTCCTCTTAACTTTTCATCTTTTTTCCCATCTCGACCAAGTAACATTATAGTTTCTAATAATTTTATTTCATCGTATTCTAGTCCAAGAAGAAAGTTTTTTAATTCATCGGTAATAGTCTCGTACTCTTTGTAATCTGCTTCGTCTATCTCTCTCATAGAGACAATAGGTTTATTTTCTTTACCTACTTGAACTTTACTATAGGCTACGTCTCTTCTTCCATTTATCTCTAGGACCTTATTAATAAAATCATACATAATTGGTATTCTCCTTTTTTATCTTATTTTATACCAATATTTAACATAATGCAACATAAAAGGACCGCCAACTTATGGGATAAGAAAAACATCCCAAGTAACCATCTGTTATTTATACTCTAATAATCTAAATCAACACCATAAACCTCTTTATATCTATCCGCATCAAAAGTCTTTATACCATTTTCATCTCTATAAAGAATTCCTTGCTCCATGAACTTCTTAACGGCATTTTGTATATCTTCTATTGTGATCTCAGTGATTTCCATTTGACTTCCCCACACTCAAATTATTATATTTCCATAATATTACATAGTTAGAGTTAAGTCAACAAAAAGGAACCTACACCATTTAGTAGATTCCTTTTCAACACATATATTCTTTAAGGAGATTCACCATGGCAAGCGAATCATTGGGATCGACTGGATTCGAACCAGTATCTTCTGCACATAGTTTGACCGGCTATCAGTGCTCTGCCAATTGAGCTACTATCCCATATTACCCTTGTTCTCGTACAAGGTCTTACATAAAACGTCGCTTCATCTGTTTTCTGAGATTATCGAGAAGCAATAACAATCCTCATGCTAGCATTTGCTTAAGGTCAAAGCTCTACATCCGTGAAACACCTTCTGACTTAACGCTCTCAGATAAACGCTATTCTTTTCGAGATTGAGAACCGGAACAAAGAATAATAGAAAATCGGTTCAATCAGCCACCGATCTTATTCAGACCGATGACCGTAGGGGTTTAATTTGTGTTCATCTTCCTGTATACAGATTAACATATTGAAAAAAACATTAAAAGAACATCTTTTTATCATGCTTTAATCAAATGACTTCCAAACCATCAATACCAAATATCCTGATACTTATCTCTTTCGTTACTTCTGCAATCCACCTTCTCACTGTTACCGTGCTTGTTATTAATATTTCAGCTTCTGCTTCACATGTCACTCCGTTCATTAAGCACTCATAAAAGGCATCATACTTGTAGATCATATCGTTTTTTTCATATTCCTCTTTAGTTAGCACCAGTGCCCTATCAATATGCGATACTACAATTAAGCTTTTTAACTTACTCCTTCTAATGCTTGCAATATACACATCATCCTCATCATCGCAATCAAAAGGATGATCTTCTAATTGACTTGCTTCAGAAACAGCCTCTTCAACACTACTCTTTATCTTCTCGTAGCTTTTTAGAAGCAACTTGGTATTATGCAAAGCCTTGCGCTTCTTTTCATTTTTTTGCTCTTTTGCATATTCCTTGATTGCTTTCTTAACTGCCTTGTCTATTAACCCATCAATTACCTCATCTGCTGTCTGTTGACTCATCCCATCACTCCTTTACAGGGCACCAACGAGGTGTCCTCTTAATAGTGAACTCCTTGCTACGCCTCTCCGTCTTACAAATCAATTTTCTTGGTGTACACTCCGTACTAACTACTTCGCAATAATA